CTTATGTTAAATAAAATGGAGATGTTACATGAAACCCATGAACTACGATTTAACCAGTTCTCAGAGAGGACTGTTGAAGGCGCATTTCGGCCGTCTGGGATCTGTAGTGAAAGAGGACTACGTTGCTCCCACTGTTGGTAGAGTTAGCCGACGAGACCATATTGACTGGCTCCTTAAGCTAATTCAGACAGCACCTACTTCGGTAGTGTCCGAATTCGACATGTCTAAACTCGCATTATTTGGCCCGAAAAGCATGAGAGCCTCAAATTGGTGGCGTGAACCGTTGAGCAATTTTGGTAACAACCAGAAGAGTTTCGATAAGAGATTACTTCAAAGTTACTTGCTTGAATTGCCACTAGCAGACTTAAGACCTGATAAGTTCGAATTTACGCTGGGTAATACCTCTTCTGGGTATCCCTGGATGGTAAGAGCTGACAAGGTCAGAGATGAGATTGTCGATTTATCTAATGCAATATTGAGAAATCCTTCTGGCGATTTAAATTTGCCTTTTGTTCTAGGACTAAGGTCAGTAGCGAAATCACAAACTACCTCCAAAAGTCGAGTCATTTGGATGGAGTCAAAGCCTTATTCCCTAATTAGTCGTATGTACCTGCAACCTATTCTTAGGCAGTTGGTTAACCATAGATCGTTTATGACATATGGCAACATTGAGGTTATGCATAATTGGTTTAAAGCATTGAAAGTTCATCTGAGACCAGCAGTTGGTTTGGATCAATCTCAGTTCGATGCTAGGATAAGTATTACTTTATACGAAATTGTAGAAGAGTATATTTTGGCTCTTTATCAGCCTGAGGAACGACCAATCCTCAAACTCTTATTTCAACGAATGAGGGAAACTAGTCTGATAACACCTGATGGTACCTTTGCACGTAGTTCCGGCGTGCCCTCTGGCCATGGTTTTACAAATCTCATTGATTCATTAGTGAGTTATATGGTTGGTAGGTATTGTCAAACGCAACTTGAGCTAGGTGGAAACCTATTTGTTATGGGTGACGATACGTGCTTTACTAACATTTTGCGATTACCAAGAGCCAACGAACTTGTTGATGTCTATGAAGAGTTCGGTCTAGTGTTAAATCCTAAGAAACAGAGTATAAGCTCTGATTATTTTGTTTTCCTAAACAAACTTTACTGTCCCTTAGGTGTCGGAATTAGATCCGTCTGTGATGGTTTAAACTCAGTTTTATCCTTAGAAAGACCTAAGGTTCTTAATAAATACGAATGGGCTGTGAGAGCTCTGTCACAACTTGAGGAGTGTAGGCAACACCAACAGTTTAGGCAATTAGTGGCGTACGTATACCATATTGATAAATATCGACTTGGGTTTAGGATACCGGATGGAAATTCGATCATGGAGAGGTTGAAGCTGGGCAGGAAAGGTTTTCCATATGTGGATGGCGTTGTCTCGCGTGAAAGTGGCCGCCCTATGGTTAGTTGGTCAGTAGTTGAGTACTGTACGCTCCTAACTGACGGTGCCTGATAAGCATCAACAGTCAACTAAAGCTTCGCAAAAAGAGCCGGCCCTAGAGCAAACGGTGAGCG